TGAAAAGTAATACCACTCATACCCCTTGCACTTAGTACATTGGTGGCCGTGCCATTCTCTTGAGTAACTGTGAAGGAAGTGAAAACGGTATCCTCAGTTGGGACCACCGCGTCATAACTTACACTGGTAACGGTTGCAGCCGCGTGGTATTTAAACCCCTGCGAGCCTGCTATAATGTCTGCGCTTGCTTGTGCCATAGTGCCTGCAATTTACAAACACATTAAACGCAAGTCGTTAACAAATTAAACGCTCGCTATAATATACCACTGTGCCCCGTCGCTTATAATTGTTTTGCTGCCGTAAAGTTGGTTAATAGTTGTAGCCGTTGCCCCGTCTATATTGTAAGCGCCGCCGTCAATAGTTACTACATGCGAAGTGGCTGTCTTTTTAAAATAGTATTTTTTGCCCTTGCTCTCGGTGGCGTTTGGTAGGTTAATAGTTACATTGCCGTCCGTGCTATTACAAATAATTAACTCGTAGCCGTTAGTAATTGTGTGCGTTCCGTTGGTGTATACCACAGAGGCGTTATGCTCTTGGAGGTGCCAAGACATCTGCTGTGCTGCATTGTCAAAATGCACCATTACCTCGTAACGTGTGTTAAGCGTTGGTGTAGTTGCGGGCGCACCATCGGCATCGTTTACCAGGTAATTAAGAACTAATGCAGGCGTGCGCTGTACCGAATCGTTTAGCCTTCCTATCTGCTCGTCTTGGTAATTAACACGATCCTTTAAACCAGTGCCAACTTTAAGCCCTTCGCCTGATGAGGTTAGCCCAGTGTATATTGGAACCAATCCCAACCACTCGCCAGCCCATTGCTCGGACCGTGCAGTATAAACAGCGCCGTTTATTAACCATTTGTAATTATCAAAGTAGAGTGATTTGATGGCCGTCAAAGTTCCTGCATCTGCCCACGTGCCCTGTATTGATGGCACAAAGTCCTTGTACAATCCCGCAATGCCTTGGCCTAGCATTTCGGTAGGCGTGCCATGTGTCACAGAATCCCAACCACCACGCCAATCGTCAGCAATTACCCACTGGTTACTTGAGTTGTAAGCCTCTATGTTTCCGATGGCATATTTGCTAGAGCTGCTGTAATACTTTGGCTCTAAAATTATCGGCGTAGAATTAACGGCATTCGCGTTGTCGGGCGTGTAGGTTTCAGTTATGTTAAAAGTAAAATCGGGGTTTTTGTAGGGCGATGCGTCCGCAAAGGCTAATTGAATAGATCCCCAAAATGGTTTAAAAAATTCATTGTATGCACCCGTGCCGCCAAATATATTATATTTCTGTTTAACGGCTTTAACCCAGTTTATTTTAACCTCTAAAATTGTAAAGCCTGCAGGCGGGCTGCTTACTTGTTTGTCAAAAACAAAGCTGGTCCAGTTGCTATTTTGAAAGTCGTTAGCAATCGTTTCAATAAATGTGCTAGTAGGCGCAGACGCAGCGCTAACCCATAGCAAAGTATTTAAATCTAACACCCGGTAGCCAGTGCCTCCATCCCTTAAATAAATTGTAATTGCTACATCCGATTTATCCTCTGGGCCCGTTGGCGATGTGGTAAATGTATGCCGTGCAAATTTAACAGCAAAGCGGATTCTTAAAGGTGCTTCGTCTGGCGTTGTTCCAGTTGGAACCCCTGTAAATGTTTTGGCAAAAAAAGTATCGGATTGGTTTGCATATGTTCTGTATGCAGTAGCACCTAGCATTCGCTCTGTGTCAATCTGCACGTACTTAGCAGCTGCCTGGTAGCTTAGTGATGGTTTGGCTATCCATTGCGGGCGTGTGTCGTTACCAAGTTGCACAGCGTGCGTGTAGGTGCCGGTTCCAATATATTGCAGCGTGTAATTAAACTGGCGATAAGCAACAGTTGCATCTAGGTATTCAGTCGCAGAAACAAGCCAATACTTTCCAATCTCTAGCATAAATCTAGCCTGCAATATTTCACAAACTTGCTTTAGTGCAGCCTTGCAATCCATCATATTACTTTCCGCATATTGGAAAGCAGAAATGTCGGTGGCTTTAATATCTTTAAATTGGTCGTAATCGTCGACAAATGTATTTAGATCAACCTGCAAAAGGTCAATGCCTTTGCGTGTAGCATCCAAAGAAAACGGCGCAACAGCGTCTCTAAAATAATCTGTTTCAGTTCCCGCTACAACCCAATAATCTTTGAGCGCCAACTCATCTAAGCACCGACGAAATAACTGTGCTATAGTTATTTTGCCATCGGTAAACCACGAAGATTCTACCTTGTAACCGCTTAGCAATTCTAAACCATCTACAGCACCCAAAGAAATAACAGGCTTGGCTTCTATGGCTTCGCGTTGGAATGTCATTTGATCTGCAAGAACTCGGCCCACGTGCACCAAAGAATTATCTTGGTAAATAAGCACAGCCCAAAATTGTTCTGAGGTTGTGGCTATGGCTTTAAACTCGCCCAGTACAGTATTGGATGGCATGACCCAAAAAGATGTGGAGCGTGAAGGTCGGATGGCATTTTGATAGAATGTGTCGCCTTGGCCTTCGCGTTCTATTTCGTAGCCATTGCCTCCAAGCGTCAACTCAATAGAGGCGTTAAGACCTTGCAATTTCTCAAGCAGACACCCTGCGCCCTCCTGATATCCCCCTGCGGCTTGCACTCGGGCGGCGTAAAGACTTGCCTGTATCTCTGGAGTCGTACCTGTTGGCCCGTCCCAAATCTCAACGCGATGCAGTTTGCCTGTCACGGAATAAAAAGAACCAAAGTATTTTCTAGCCACGGCGTGCGTCTTTATTATATCTTTCCAAAACTATTGCTAAGTCTCGGCCTTGTATTGTAGTACTTGCAATAAACCCGCTGTTGTTGTTATTCATGTTTAGCATTCCCTTCAATTTGTCAAGTGGTGCAATTACCTCTGGGTTAGAACTTGCGCCCGGGTATTCACCAACAAGGCCCAACGTCGGACCGCTAACAATACCACCCTCGGCAAAGGCTTTAACCTCTGGGCCTTGCTTTAACGAATTGCGCACAATGGTTGCGCCTGCAATCAAAGCAATACCAGCCGCCGCCGCCGCCGCTGGGTTTGTTAAAACTAATTTTTGGAAAGCTTGGGAAGCCAAAGCTGTAGCAACTAAAGCCTTACCCAAAGAATCCATGAAAGCAGCAATAGCGCCGAGCATGTTTTTACCGAAGTTCTTGCCAGCTTCTTTTTCGCCTGTTGCTAGATCGCCAAGGAATTGACCAAAAGACGCGGCTGCATCTGCTTGCAATGTAGCAAAAGCAGAGTTTAAAGCTTGCGTTGCTTTTTGTATGTCCTTTGCCGCTTCGCTATAACTTACTGGATTTATTTTTACGTCTAAATATACGGGCGTGTTTGCTGTGCCGGCTTGTAGATTTGCTGCTGTTAATAATTTAGCATCTTCAATGGCTTTCTTTTTTGCCTTCTCGCCTGTCTCAAATCTTTTCTTTTCTAACCATTCTACAAAACTAGCTTCTGCCTTTGCAGTTTCTTCGGCGCTCTTGGCTATTTCTTCATTTTCTTTTTTGGTTTGATCTGCACCTTTTTTTCTTTCTGCTCTTATTTGTTGAGCAGCCTCTATTTGAATATCTAAACCTTTTAAAGTTAATTCATCTTGTGCAAGTTGTAGTTTTTCTGCTAATTCAGCATATAGCTCCGACTCAACGCCTACGTCTTCTTGCATAGACTTGTAGGCCGCAATTCTTTTATTTAAATAAGCTTGTTCAATTTTTAAAATATCCGCTTGGCTTTTGCCTGCAAGTTGCGCCTCTTTCTTTGCGATTTCTTCGCGTTGTTTTAAACGGCTTTCTACAAACTTAACAGCTCGAGAATTGCTTTTTGCTAATTCATCGGCATATTTTTTTTGTGCCTCTTCTGCTTTTTCTGCTGCGTCTGCATTGTCTTGCAATGCGCTATAAATTAAAGCAAGGCCTGCAATAATAGCACCTGCTCCAGTGGCAACCAAAGCGGCGGCATAAGCACGGGCTGCAACTGTTGCTTGCCCTAAAACAAATGTCTGCACTTTTGTTGCTGCAGTGCTAAGCCCCTTCATGAACATAGATTCTTGTTCAAGTGCTTTTTGGATTGCAGTAACTCCATTAACCAACGCAATAGCGCCTTGCAGTTTTACCATTGTCTGCTGTAGCTCTTTGTTTTCTACACCCAACAAAGCAGCAGCGCCCTCTACCGCACTAAACGCCCCAGCAACTGCTTGCACTCCACCCAAGACCGCATCGAGTCTTCTAGTGTCACTTGCAAAATATCCAACCTCAGCCCGTGCATCGCCAATGCTATCCTTAATTCTACCCGCTTGCTGTATAATTTGATTAGCAACCCCGGCAAACTCAGGACCCAAAGCCCTGGCCTCCATGGCTAGGTTTGTCAACTGCCGAACAGTTCCCGCTGTCGGGTTTTTGGTAGCAATAGAAGCAAGCCTATCCTGTATGCTTTTAGCGGTTTCTGCGGCCGCCTCGCTCATCTTCTTGCCGCTAGATTGTACTACACTGACGGCATCGTTAAAACCTTTCTGCAGCTTTTCAATGTCTGCGCCGATAACTATGTTTAAAGACCTTGCCATTACCTTGTGTAATTAATTATAAAGTCCTGTGAAACTTGGTAGACTCCAGCAAACCCTGCCTCGTCGTCGGTTAATTGCACCTCGCTGTCTAGTTCTATTGTTTGACATTTAACGCCGTTAAAAGTTGCTGGCAATGTAGCAGCCTCAAACGCTGCCCTTACTTGCTCAGCGACCGCCGTAGCGCTTGCGAATGTAGTGCCAAAAGAATTAACCTGCACCCGTGCAAAGTCTG